TTAGGCAGTCTAAACCTTGATTTACTTGTGGCATATTGAACCAGCATTTAGGAATCATTCGCCTAACCGCTTGAATGCCATCATCTACAGAAAGTCTTGGCAGAACCCGAACATCTAGTCCAGCTTCTCTCAACACTTCCAACCTACTTTTGCCTGTGCCTAGCTCTCTTACTTCCACATCATGCGGTAGCAGTTGCTCGGCTTTATGCCAGTTGTTTTCTTTTAGCCAGTTGACATACCAATCTAAACCCTGACCATGATTCTCTACATAATCAAGCAGTCTGATCTCTTGCCCAGTTACTTGGCATATCCAAAGGGCTGTAGAATCTCCCATGCCCAAATCCCAAGCTACTAAGGACTTACACAGATCATCTCTGGTTATCTCGCACATACGACCTTCTTCCTCTAGGTCGTTTAGCAACTTACCGTAGTAACTACCCTCTACCGCAGCGTTAAATGAGCATTCAAACTCTTGGTTGTATTTATCATCGCCCATTTCTTTTCGGGCTGCCAAAAGCTCATCTTGATCTAGTAACTTGGTTTCGCTTGCTTTGAACTCTAGCGCAGTCCAGCCATCCTCTTGGCTTGCTCGATCAAACAACTCTTTAAAATGGTTATTGCCTTTAGGTGTTCCAATAAACAAGCACCATCCCTTACGATCAGCCAATGCTGGTCGAATGATCTCGTTCCAAATTTTAGGGTTTTGATCACCGATCTCGTCTAAAACCACACCATCAAAGTATTGCCCACGCAAGCTATCAGGGTTATCTGAGCCATATAACTGGATGCGCCTACCTAAGAAGTCCACCCTCAGTTCGGCTATGTTTGCCTCTGCTTCTAGCGGTCTTACAAAATGCGTTAGGTAATCCCAAGCCACTCGCTTTGCCTGGCTATATGTTGGTGCTATATACGCATACCTTGGATTCTGTAGCGGATTCTTTAGGGATGCTTTTATAAGCTGGTTCAAAGCTGCAACTGTTTTACCCATCCTTCGATGGGCTACTCCTACCACAAACCGATTCTCGTCTAATGCTTGATGAATCTGTAACTGTGGTTCTCTGGGCTTATAGGGAATCTTGATTATTCTTCCCACTTAACCACCATTGGTCCACCATCTGCGCCAGTTACTTCTAGGCTATTGGTTTCTTTCCATTGCGCCCTAGTCTTTAGCCAGAATATAGCTGCTGCTGTGTTTCCGTTCTTAGCCTGTTGGAACAGAGTCTGCCCGATAGAAGCGTTGGCATCTATGCGCCCATCCTCTAAATCCTTCTTGTAATGCTTAACTAGCGTATCGTCTGAGATGTCTAGTTTGGCAGCAATATCTACATAACGGATACCCACAGCACTTAGGCTTCGGACTAACTTTCTACTTTCATCGGTAGGGATATGTTCTACACCTTGCATATCAAGCCTTTTCTAACTCCGAAAGTTCTATAAGTTCTGCCTTTTTGCCTGTAAAGTCTTCCCAACGCTTTACGATTACATCGCAATAAGCTGGTGATAACTCCATCATAAAACCTTGTTTTTTCTTTGTTTCGCAGGCTATTAATGAACTGCCACTTCCAGCAAATAAATCTAGTACTGTTTTACATTCTTTACCATATTGTTCATAACACCATTCAGCTAAAGCTATAGGCTTTTGAGTGGGATGAACTCGTTTTTGACCGTGTTCAGAAGCCTTAATCATTCCGTTCCATGTATGTTTAAAGATTCTTACTGATGTTTTTTGATTAGTCCAAGCCAACTCCGCATCAGCAAAATTACCTGTATTGTCTTTATCCCAAACAATCCAACATGAACTATTATCTAAATAATTGGCGTAATAATTACCACCCCAAATAATTTCAACTTTAGCTTTTAATGTTTTAAGTGTTTGTATTGCTTCTACGGCTACATCAATAGAATCATCATTGGCTACTGGGGCATAAGTGCCAACTTGTGCTAATTTTCCACCGCCAACATGACCACTTTCGTTGACAATAGATATTCCATAAGGAGGGTCTGTATAAACCATATCTACACTATTGCCATTCATAAGCTTTTCTACATCTGTAATGCTTGTGCTATCCCCACACATAAGCCTGTGGTTGCCTAATATGTAGATGTCCCCTAGCTTTGTCTTAGGCTCGTCTGGCACATCAGGCACAGCATCTTCATCCGTCAGCCCGTCTGTTTCTACAATCGGGTTTAGCAGGGCATCTAGCTCATCAGGATCAAATCCCAGCAAACTAAGGTCTATATCGTCTTTTAGGTCTTGCAACTCTAGCGACAGCATAGATGTGTCCCAGCCAGAGTTTAGGGCAATACGGTTATCTGCCAACACATAAGCCTTGCGCTGCGCTTCTGTCATGTGTCCTAACTGTACGACTGGCACTTTATCCATGCCTAGTTTTCTTGCAGCCATCAGTCTGCCATGACCAGCAATGATGCTGTTGTCTTTATCTACAAGTACAGGATTGTTAAACCCAAACTCTTTGATCGACCCTGCTATCTGCGCTACCTGCTCATCGGAATGAGTGCGAGCGTTCTTTGCATAAGGTATTAGTGTTTCTAGTGATAACCACTCTATTTTGTTTGCGCCTTGCATTGCCATTCCTCTATGGGGTGATGGGTAATGTTGTTATTCTACAATACTTATGCGAATCTAGTTTCCTGTTCTACAGGATACTTTGTAAGAATGACATGGATATGGTCAATCATCTTAGGCATGAGTAATGCTGTGCCTTTGTTTATATCCATCTCTTTTGCTAAGTCGCTAAGTCTGAATTCAATCAGCTTAGTCCAAAATCTTTCTTCCCAGTTTAGATACCAATGCCAATCGCAGTAATATAGCCAACTATTCTCATTGAACGCTCTGACATGGGTTGGGTCTTGCCATGCTCCTAAACTGAGGTAATACGGTACGCTGATGTGAAACTCGCCTTTATCGTCTAGCAAGTCTCTACAGTTTGCCATTGCTGGTATTAGGTCTGTAATATGCTCTAGGACATCGTTAGCAATGATCTTGCTAAACATTCCTTTTTCTACTTTTATCTCTCCGAATCTTGTAGAGATAGTCTCCCCCCAAGGTACTTTAGTAATATCTAGTACCCAGTCTGGCTTTCTTTCTTCTTGGATGTCTGCGTTTAAGCAGTCATCTTTAAAGTCTTTGCCACTACCGATATTGAGAGTTCTTACCACTTAATTTTGTTGCTCCAAAAAGCAGCGCTGAGCTTTCCCTTCGCTATGTTCTCTGCGTGTCTTGCCTTGAAGCTCTTGCGCCTAGCTTTGTCTGCCTCTGACTCGCCCTTTCGTGCTGGGCTACCGCTTACTCCCTGTTGCCCAAAGCGTATCAATTTTTCAGTTTCACCAACTTTAGCTAATACTGCATGGCTTTTAGTAGGATGATTCGGTGTGCGTTTGGGCTGATTAAATCCCTTGAAGGTTTCTTTACCCTTCTTAATCATTTCTTTTTAACCTTGGCTGGCTTATTCTTGTAGCCTGTGTCATCTTTGGTCATCTTTTTTGCGACTGACTGTGGGATGCCCAACTGTTTTGACAAACCTTTATTGCCAGCAACTGCGTACATCAGCTTTGCTTGAGCTTTCGACTTGAATGGCATTAGTAGCCTTTCTTTGGCTTCTTAGATGGCTTCATTGGTTTTGGAGCTTTTTTCTGTTTCATTTTTTAGCCTTTACTGGTTTAGCAGTTTTAGCTGCTTGTTTAAAAGCCTTAGCGGTTGGTGCGCCTTTTGTGCCTGGCTTACGCATCTTTTCGCCAGATCCAGCCTTGATGCGCTCTCGTTTTGCTGCAATATTAGCGTAAAGACCCTGTTTCAATCTTCTTCTCCTTCAGATTCTTCTTCTTTGCCTTCCCAAGAGTCGCAAACCTTTTCAGCGTTGCAAGCAAACTCATACTTTTTACAGTAACCGTTCGCATTAGGAATCTCCGCCTGAACCGCTTTGACCGCATCAGGAGTATCACAAAAGTATTGGCAATTACCGCATCGGTAGAACTGTACCTCGTCAACTTCAATCCCCCAAAATTTAGCCAATTCTTCGCTTGGATACCCAAAATGGTGCGTTTTCTCTAGCGCACGAACCATCTCTTTATTCATTTCTGGACTTACAAGGTATTCTTCTTTTTCTTCTTCCTTGTCCATCTCGTCTAATAAACCGATAGCAATTTTCATGTATCACCCATAAAAAAAATGGGCGCACTTGCCCACGACTATTTTAAGGCTATTTTTTGAACTATGCAAGGTTGTTGTAAAAGGCATAAAAATCTGGCTCATTGTCTTTCATCCACTCCATCGCCTCATCGTTGTTTTTCTTATGATCCATACCGATTGTAGAACTGCCGACATGGTGGACATAGCTTGTAGATACAAAGTTCCTAGAACCCGCATAGCGCATCTTTAGACATTGGATGTCATCGGAGTACCAGTTAATAGGTGGGTAATCGATCCATCTATTTTTAGAGATCAGCGCAAATAAAGGACTGATAACATCGGTTTCTACAATTTGTTCTTCTTCTACAGATCGAATCCCATTGAGCTGCGACCATAGCCGAATATTCTGCTGTCCTCTAGCGTAGTCTGATCTAGCCGACATCCAGCTTATGTCAGAATCCAATAGCTTTATGTAATCGTCTACCAGTCTTATATAAGAGTTAGGGTTTACCACTATATCATCGTTGGCTACGATAATGTGCTTGTGGTTTTGGAAAGCATAGTTGCATACATAGTTGTAGCTTTCACCGAAAGACTTGCCATAGTTAGGCAAATTAATAGTCTTATGCCTAGGAAGCCTTAGATCGCTCCCAGAGACGATTATTTCCACTTCTAATGGCACATATTGATCTATGCTGGCTAACAGCACAGGCAAGCATTTAGCGGTTTTTGTCGCTATGACGATTGGCACATTCTTGGCAGACAAATCGCTCATTCATGCCCTTGTTGTAGATTTCAAGATGCCCAGCCTCAGTCGATTTGCTGATCTTGCACCTTGTACAGATTCTCAAGGTCTTTGCACTTGGCTTTCTTGTCGAGGATGTCTTGTAGTCTGCGTTTTGCATATCCGATTTCTAATTCTAACTTATGGGCAGACATTCTTAGGTGGTGGGCTAACTGTCCTAGGGATGCGTATGGGTGGCTCACATATCGAGCCTTTAGTATCTGTCTGTGCTGTAAGGGCAAACCCTTAACTGACTGCTCGATTAAATCTCCGTCTTGGTGGTCTGGCTCGTAGTGTGGTTCTTCTTGACTGTAAAGATTGCCTAGCTCTGGCACATAGTTTTTTTCAAAAGATCGACAAGTTGTATCGGGTTGTGGACCAACTACTCCATACGATAGATACCAAGCCCAGTTCGTTAGCCTTGCATCTAAAGCGTCTTTAGCCATGTAGGTGTTATTCCTAGGTTACAATATGTAGAATTGTAACAAAAAAATGTGTAGTATTTCAATGTCTTAACTCTGAAAGAAAGAAATGCCTTCAAGACCATATACTGACGCACAGTTACAAGAAGCGATGGATGCCTTCCATAAGGTAGGCACAAAAACTGGTGCAGCTAAACTCCTAGGCTTGCCACATGGCACATACGATCACCGCTATTATGCTGCTGAAAGTAAAGGATTTAAACCTAGCATTAAATCTATTGTAAAAGATACTGACGATACACTTAGCAAATTAGCAGAGGCTAGGGATCGAATAAGACAGCTTGAGTCCTCTATTGCAGCGCAAGCAAAAGACGATTTAAGCGCAGAATATATCAAAAAAGCGATAATTAAGCTAAACGACTCTAAGGTAAAAGTACCTAGCTGGACAATCAAGAAACCAAAGAAACATACATCTGCTGGAATCCCGACACTATTCGCATCTGATTGGCATTGGGGAGAAATAGTCGATCCCAATCAAATCAATGGTGTCAACGAATACAACATTGCTATTGCTCAAGACAGAGCCAAAGTAATGGTGGAAAAGGCGATTGATCTGCTAAAGAACCATGTAGCCCATAGTAACTATCCAGGCATTGTATTTGTGCTTGGTGGCGATATGGTTAGCGGAGACATTCACGAGGAGCTAATGGCTACCAACGAGATGGAGATTATGCCTACAGTTATTGACTTGTTTGGGGTATTAACATGGTGCGTTAATACTTTGGCAGACGAGTTTGGTCAGGTCTTTGTGCCTTGCGTATCTGGTAATCATGGGCGCAATACAAAAAAGATACGAGCCAAAGGTAGAAACTTTACATCGTTTGATTGGTTGCTATACCAGTTCTTAGCTAAGCGGTTTGAAAACGATGATCGTGTAGTGTTCCATGTTCCCGATGGATCTGATGCTTATTACTCTATTTATGGGCATAAATATTTATTGACACACGGAGACCAATTTAAAGCTGGAGACTCGCTGATAGGCTGTCTAGGACCGATCATTCGTGGAGACCATCGTAAACGCTATAGGAACGCTCAGATTGACATGGAATACGATACGATGCTATTAGGGCATTGGCATCAGCTAATCCATCTAGAAAGGCTTATTGTCAACGGATCGCTAAAAGGCTATGACGAATACGCTTATGCCAA